GCTTTCCCTTTAATTTTTCGGGAGTCCTGATGGGTCTTCGCGGTCCTGGGGCGACCCGGCTCATCCAAGCGAGGGCCAAGGCCAAGGAGAAGCGCCCCCGCGCCATGCCCTGGAGGCGAAGGGGCCTGTCCAGGGCTGCCCGCGTCGTCGCCTTCCTGGAGTTCCTGCCGGTCACCAAGGGCATCCTGATCGGGAGGCGCATGCGCCTGCTACCGGAGCAGCGGGAATTCGTGCTGAAGGTCTACGGGGGATCCCGGGGGCGGCGCGTCAGGATCGGCGTCAAGAGCGAGCCTCGGGGGAACGGCAAGACGGGGCTGGTGGCCGGGCTGGCCCTCTGCCATCTGCTGGGCCCGGAAGCGGAGCGCCGGGGCGAGATCTATTCGGCCGCCATCGACCGCCAGCAGGCCGCCCTCATCTTCGCGGAGATGGAGGCCATCATCCTGGCCGTGCCGGAGTTCGCCGTCCGGGCGAACGTCCAGCGGTTCCACAAGCGGATCGAGGTCCTGTCGGGCGAGGGCGACGGGGCCACCTATGAGGCGCTGTCCGCCGACGCCAGGAGGGGTCACGGCCTGGCCCCGTCGCTCTGGATCTACGACGAGCTGGCCCAGGCGAGGGACCGGGAGCTACTCGACAACCTGGTGACAGCGATGGGCAAGCGCAAAAGCTCGCTCGGCCTGGTCATCTCGACGCAGGCCCCGGAGGACGACCACCCGCTCTCCCAGCTCATCGACGACGGGCTCTCCGGGGCCGACCCGTCCATCGTCGTCCACCTCACGGCCGCCCCGGCCGACTCCGACCCGTTCGACGAGGCGACGATCCGGGCCGCCAACCCGGCGCTCGGGGTCTTCCTCAACGAGGCCGACGTGTTCTCGGAGGCCGAGCGGGCCAGGCGCGTGGCGGCCTTCGAGCCCGCCTTCCGGAACCTCCGGCTCAACCAGCGCGTCAACGCGAACGCGGACGGCCGCCTGGTGAACCCGACGGACTGGCGCGCGGGGGACCGGCCCGTCGACCTGGCTCGGATGGAGGGCCGGCCGTGCTACGGCGGACTGGACCTCTCCGGGAAGCACGACCTGACCGCCTTCGTCCTCGTCTTTCCAGATGACCAGCCCGAGCCTGGGTACGACGTGGTGCCGTTCTTCTGGACTCCCCAGGATGCTTTGGCCGGGCGGCGTCCCCAGGAGCAGGACCTATTCCGGCAGTGGATTCGCGCAGGACACATCGAGGCCATTCCTGGCCCGGTCATCCGGTATGTCTTCGTGGCGAGGAAGATTGCCGCGCTGTCCAAGCTCTTCGATATCCGCGCGGTCGCCTATGACAAGTGGCGGATCGACGACCTGAAGATCGATCTGGCCGACCTCGAGCTGGAGCTCCCCATCGAGCCGTTCGGCCAGGGGCACAACAAGGTCATGGCGCCGGCTATCGAGTTCTTCGACGAGTGCGCGAGGACGGGGCGGATCCGCCACGCCGGTCATCCTGTCCTGACCCACTCAGTTGCGAACGCGATCGTGGTCCCGGACAAGGCCGGGAACCCGATGATCGACAAGCCGAAGAGCAACAAGCGCGGGCCGGTGCGGATCGACGGCGCGGTGGCGCTGGTCATGGCGATGGGGACGGCGCGGCGATTCGTAACCACCAGCCTCGGCTACGTCACCGACAGCCTGGTGGCGCTATGAGGATTTTTGGGCTGGATATCTCCTGGTCTCGGAAGGGCCAGACCCTCACCCTCGACCAGCTCATCAGGAACCTGGAGGCGGCCTTCGAGACGCGCTCCGGCGTCCAGGTCACGCCGGAGAGCGCGATGGAGTCCCCGACCGTCCACGCGGTAGTCCGGGCCATCGCCAGCCGTATCTCCACGCTCCCGATCCACGTCTACGAGAAGAGCCAGAAGGGCGGCCGAGAGAGCAAGGAGCCCCTGCCCAACCATCCCGTAGCGCGACTACTGTCGAAGCCGAACGACTGGCAAGACCGGACGACGTTCTGGCTCGATGCTACCTCCTGGCTGGTGCGCTACGGGAACTTCTACGCCTTCAAGACGCGCGGGGTGACTGGCCCGATCCGGAGTCTCCAGCCGTTCCCACCGTACAACGTCAGGCCCGAGCAGCAGGACGATCTCAGCGTTGTCTACAAGGTCCACCTGTCGCGCGGCGCCATGCGGGACTTCACACGCGGCCAGCTCCTCCACGCCAGGGGCCCCTCGCGGGATGGCATCGTGGGGAATTCCCCGATCATGGACGCCCGGGAGTCGATCGCGCTGGAGATCGCCGCGGAGCGGTTCGGCGGATCCTTCTTCGCGAACGGCGCAATGCCGCTCATGGTGTTCGAATTCCTGGCCGGGTCCCAGGGCTTTAAGACTGAGGAGGACCGGCAGCGGTTCCTCCAGGAGTTCCAGGAGGCCTACGGCCAGAAGAAGCGGTTTCGGGCGCTGCTGCTGCCCCGGGGCCTTGCGGCCAAGGATCCCATTCCGCTCGACAATGAGAAGGCGCAGTTCCTCCAGACGCGCAAGCTCCAGCGGACGATCATCGCCGGGGCGCTCGGTGTTCCGCCCCACTTCGTCGGTGATCTGGAGCGGGCGACCTTCTCGAACGTCGAGCAGCAGAGTCTCGACTTCGTGCAGAACGTCCTCCTGCCCTACGTGCGCGTCTTCGAGGCGGCGATGGAGCGGGACCTGCTGACGGACGATGACCGGGCCGGCGGCGTCATTATCCGGTTCAACATGGACGCGGCGCTCCGCGGCGACTTCAAGACCCGCCAGGAGGGGCTGAAGATCCAGCGGGAGTCCGGCGTCATCAACCCGAATGAGTGGCGCGAGCGCGAAGGCATGAACCCGCGCGAGGGCGGCGACGAGTATTGGGAGGAGGGCCCATCGGGCCAGGGGGCCAAGCCCGCCAAAGTCCCCGCGGTCAGCGGGAACGGCGACGGCGAGCCCGTACCAGTACCCGCTAAGGGGAGGTAGATGGACCTCGAACGCCGAGAAGTCCGCCTGACGGAGACGAAAATCCTGAGCAAGCCCGGGTCGTTCTCTGGCTACGGTGCCGTCTTCAACAACGAGGACGCGATGGGCGACGTGATCCAGGAGGGCGCCTTTGCGGGCAGCCTGAAGGAGTGGCAGGCCAGGGGGAAGTGGCCCCCGATGCTCCTCCAGCACGGCGGGGGCTTCTTCGGTGGCAGCAGCGATAGCCTGCTGCCTGTGGGCCAATGGATGGAGATGGGCGAGAACTCCAGGGGTCTCAAGGTGGACGGCCAGCTCTTTGCTCTGAATACGGAGCGCGGGCAATACATCTACGAGGGCCTGAAGGCTGGCGCTCTTGATGGACTCTCCGTTGGGTTCAGGACCAAGCAATTCGTCGAGGGCACGAAGCCCGGGGAGCCGGATCGGACGCTGACCGAGATCGACCTCTGGGAGGTCTCCATCGTCACCTTCCCGGCGAATCCGAAGGCGAGGGTGACGGCTGTTAAGTCCCTGACCGTGGAACAACTGCGCGAGCTGGAAGGCGCCCTCCGTGATGGAGGACTCTCGCGCGCAGATGCCCTGAAGGGCGTCGTGGCCTTCAAGCGCTGGCTCCAGCGGGACGCTGGGGCACCGAACAGCGGGCCTCGTGACGAGGCTGCGCCGGACGACGTTCAGGAAATCCTGGATATGCTCGACAGGAATGATGCGTTCCTGGTACGAGAGGCGCTTCGGCGCTAGGAGAAAAACAGTGGACGCTCCTTCATTCGCGGAAATCAAGAAGGCGATCACGAAGCAGGCCGAGACGTTCGAGGAGTTCAAGAACACCAATGACGCCCGCCTTGCGGCCGTTGCCTCTGGCAACGAGTCCAGGGCGAAGGAACTCGACGAGAAGCTGGGGAAGCTGAACAAGGACCTGTCCGAACTGTCGGTCTTTATCAAGAAGTCCGAGAGCGAGCTTCAGTTCAACCGGGAGCGGCTCGAAGAGCTGGAAGCCCGCGCCTCCTCACCCGGCAAGACCGCCTCGCAGAAGCGGCAAGGGGAGCACACGGACATCTTCCGCAAGTGGATGCGGAGCAGGGGGCCCGACCCGATGCTGGAGCACCGGCTCCACGAGATCGAGCGGAACATGTACGAGGCGAAGGACATCAGCATCGGCACCGGCGCCGCCGGCGGCTTCGCGGTCCCCGAGGAGATCGCCCGGGAGATCGGCCTGCTCGAAAAGAAGATGAGCCCCGTCCGGGGGCTGGTCAAGGTCGTGCAGGTCGGCACCAGCGACTACAAGGAGCTCATCACGATCCACGGGACAACCTCGGGCTGGGTGGGGGAGCTCACCGCCCGGCCGGCGACCGCCACCTCGACGCTCCGCGAGGTGGTGCCTACCAACGGCGAGCTCTACGCCTACCCGCAGGCCTCCGAGTGGTCGCTCGACGACATCTTCTTCAACGTCGACCAGTGGCTCGCCGAGTCGGTCGCACGGGAGTTTGCGATCCAGGAGGGGATCGCGGTCATCACGGGCAACGGCACGACCAAGCCGACCGGGATGCTGAATACCGCCCCGGTCTCGACGGCGGACTACGCCTCCCCGCTCCGGGCCGCCGCGGCCTACCAGTTCGTGGCCTCGGCCGCCTCCCCGGACGCGATTCTGCCCGACGCGCTGCTCACGCTGGTCTACACGCTCAACACCGCGTACCGGGCCTCAGCGACGTTCGTGATGAACTCGCTCACGACCGGGGCGATTCGCAAGCTGAAGGACACCCAGAATCAGTACCTCTGGGCCCCGGGCCTTGCCGGGGGACAGCCAGACCGGCTGCTCGGCTACCCGGTGGCGACGTGGGAGGACATGCAGGACGTCGGTGCCAACCTGCACCCGGTGGCCTTCGGCGACTTCCGGCAGGGGTACGTGCTGACGGAGCGCACGGGCCTGCGGGTCACGCGGGACAACGTGACGAACATCGGGTTCGTCCGGTTCTACGTGCGGCGCCGTGAGGGCGGGATCCCGCTCAACAACGACGCGATCAAGTTCCTGAAGACCACGTAAGCCTGAAGTAGGGATGGGGCCCGGCGGTTCAGCCGCCGGGCCTCTCCTGGAGGCCGTTCTGATGGCAAAGAAGAAACCGAAGAAGGGGCCGAAGAGGAAGGGCCAGGCCCCGGAGAACAAAGCTCGTGGTCCAGCTCCAGAGAATAAAGCCTAGGTGGTCGGAGTGCGCCGTGGCCGCTACGGGCCCGTCGCTGACCCAAGAGGTCGCCGAGCGATGCCGGGGTTTTCGTGTCCTCGCCGTCAACGACGCCTACCGGCTGATGCCGTTCGCCGAGGTGCTCTACTGCTGCGACGAGGAGTGGTGGAAGGTCCACAATGGCTGCCCCAGGTTCATCGGAGAGAAGTGGAGCTCTCACTCTGTCCGGCCTGGTCCAGAGAACGACAAGATCTCTGCGGCGGAGAAGTACGGGCTTCGGCTCGTGGCCGGTAGGGACGGGGAGGGCTTCTCGTTTGACCCGGGAGTTATCCACTACGGATCAAATAGCGGGTTCCAAGCGATCAACCTCGCGCTCCTCATGGGAGCCAGGAGGATCCTCCTCGTGGGCTTCGACATGCACTCCAGGAACGGGCGGCACTTCTTCGGCGATCATCCTGAGCCGCTGAGCAACGCTCTTCGCTTGGAGGGGCTCGTGCCCTATTTCCAGAGGGCCGCGGAACTCCTCCCGCCCAGCATTGAGATCGTGAACTGCACGCCCGGCTCCGCGCTGGACTGCTTCCCGATGGCTACGCTTGAGGAGGCGCTGGCACCATGCTCGTCGCCTGTATAAAGGTCGGGACGCTCTACGGGCCGGAATATGTGAATCGCCTGGCCTCCATGCTCGCCCGGCATACAACTCGTCCCTATTATTTCGCTTGCCTGACAGATGACCCGTCCGGCGTGCTCTGTCCGTCTTGGCCCATTGAAACTGACCTCCCAGGATGGTGGGCGAAGTTGAGGCTCTTCAAGGACTTTGATGAGCGCATAATCTACCTGGACCTGGACACCGTCATCGCCGGCAATGTGGACTTCCTCTTCGAGTACGCTGGCCAGTTCGCCATTCTCCGGGACTTCCATCATTGGTGGGAGTACGGGTCGGCCGTCATGTCGATCGCCCCGGGATTCGGCCGACACATCTGGGAAAACTTCACGCCCGACGTGATGGCTCGACTGCACGGGGACCAGAACTGGATCAAGGAGCAGGTGAAGGACGCCGACCGCTGGCAGGACGTGGCGCCGGGGAAGATCGGCTCCTACAAGGTGGACGGACTCCAAGACGGGCCAAAGGGGTTCTCGGTCTGCTGCTTCCACGGCAGGCCGAAGCCGCACGAGGTGGACGGGTGGGTGACCGATGCCTGGCGGTAACGGGCTCCTGAAGCACACGCTGGAGCGCCCAGAGGGCCTCGTGGAATGCTCCTCGGTCCTGGATATCGGCGCCGGCATCCGGCCCTTCTCGTGGTACGCGCCGAAGATCCACCTCTGCATTGAGCCTTATGAGCCCTACTGCGCCAAGCTGTCGAGTGCGGGCTATTCCGTGTTCAGGGGGACCGCAGAGCACGCCCTCGCCGGGCTGAAGCTGAAGGCTGAGGGCGTCCTCATGCTTGACGTGCTTGAGCACATGGAGAAGGACGTGGGCCGGAGAGTGATGGCCCTAGCCAAGGTGGCTGCCACTCGCCAGGTGGTCGTCTTTACCCCTTGCGGCTTCGTCGCTCAGGAGGGGGACGTCTGGGGCCTAGGCGGGGACGAGTGGCAGCGCCACCGATCCGGATGGACGCCTGAGGACTTCCCGGGATGGACGGTTCTCGTCCAGGAATCCGGGCGGGGCTTCTTCGCCCTGTGGGACAAGGCAAAATGACCGACTTCATGACGTCGCTGAAGCCAGCCTGGCACCTGGAGAAGATCGCCCAGCTCCGGGCCGGCGAGAACATCGTCCCGACCCATCTCCAGCTCGTTATCTCCGACCTCTGCAATCAGAATTGCGGCTTCTGCTCCTACCGCTCGGAGACGGGGTTCTCCGTGGAAAACTTCGGGGAGAACGGGAAGAAGAATCCGGCGAGATTCATCCCTACGGAGAAATGCCAGGAGATTCTCCAGGACTACGCCGACCTCGGGGGCAAAGCGGTAGAGTTCACGGGAGGCGGCGAGCCTACGGTCCATCGGGACCACCTGGGGATCATCGGCTTCGCTCAGGGCCTCGGGCTACAGACGGGGCTTGTCACGAACGGCGTGAGGATTAGCGATCACCCAGTATTCCGGTCCCTCGACTGGCTCCGGATCTCGCTTGATGCCGGGACCGAGGAGACCTACCGGAACATCAGGGAGTCGTCTGCTTGGCCGGTCGTCATGAGGAACCTGAAGATCGCGGGGGCGCTACGCGGCCCAAAGGTCGGGATCGGTTTTGTGGTCACTCGGGAGAACTATCAGGAGATCCCTCTCGCCTGCCGGATCGCCAGGGACGCCGGCGTCCAGTATCTCCGTGTCTCGGCCATGTTCTCCACTCTCGGCGCCTCCTACTACGACGGCATCAGCGTTTCCGTGCCGAAGCTGGATGGCCTGGAGGTCGTCAACTGCTTCCCGGACAGGATCGCTGACCTGAACCAGGGCCCGCCGGATTACGATTTCTGCGGGCAGCAGCAGTTCTCCCTCTACATCGGAGGCGACCAGAATATCTACTCGTGCTGCACAAACGCCTACACGACCCACGGCAAGATCGGGGACCTGAAGGGGCAGCGGTTCAAGGACTGGTTGCTGAAGCATGACCGAAGGAAGTGGGACTCGCGGAGTTGCCATCATTGTCAATTCAACGAGAAGAATCGGCTGATCAATTATCTCCTAGCTCCGGCACCGGAGCATGTGGATTTCGTTTAATGATTTCAATCGTGATGCCCTACTACATGCGCCAGGAAGCTCTTGACCGCTCTCTTGACTCGATCCGGAGGAACTATCCCGGAAACGATTTCGAGATAGTGATCTGCGACGACGGATCACCAATCCCTGTCAGGGCCGAGGGATGCAAGGTAGTTAGCTTGCCGATGAAGGGTCACGCTCTGAATCCCTGCGTGCCCATCAACCGAGCGGGTGCCGCCTCGTCCGGGGACGTGATCGTGCTGACGAACCCGGAGGTCGAGCACCGTTCGCCCATCCTTCAGGCTATGGCCGAAGGGCTCGGCGAGGATGATTATGTGATGGCCGCCTGCCGAGACGAATCCGGCGTCTGGCTCTGCTCGAGCCACGTC